GCGGAAGCCTGTCCCCTTGATATCGAGTTGCGGATCCGTGACGTAATGACGTGCCGTGTTGTCCACGCGGAACATCGTCGGCTGAATTGTGCCACCGGCCCAAATATCCCCGAAATCATCTTTGACGCTCGGACTGACAAGCCACGAGATCGACGTGTCAATCGAGCGATACGTGCCGCCCCGATTACCTTCATAGATCCCGCACACGTCGAGCCCTGTCACATCATTGTGACTTGTCCAGCCATTGTTCGACTGTGAAGCACCACGCCCGTTATCGTCGGCGCCGCAATTCACTGTCATGCAATAGCCTCTTGTGGAAGGCGTCAGTGCATTCTTGAAATTGAAGCCATCGGACCAATTTGCATCGGCTTGGCACTGGAAGAACGCTGCAATCCCGTGAATGCTATCCACAGCCACGCCGTTGCCTGCCGTGTTGGTGGATCCGCCACCATAGCGGAAATTGGCTCGCTTGACGACAAATGCCTTATTCGCAGCCGGTTTTGTCGTCGGGTTGTAGCGCACGCATCCGACCTGTCCGCCTTGGAAATCCCAAAGCGAATTATTATCGGCAAGCCCGAGAAAAATATTCACCGGGTTTGTTACGCGCATGTTATCAACGTTGGCACGGAAAATGCGCGTCGTGGCCTGCGTCGGCTGTGCGCCATCGGCACGATTAAGGTAGATCGTGCCTGCGTTGATCACCCAGGAATTTGGTGTGCGGTTGCAGATGGCAGGCGTCGAAACCGGGGTCAATTCTACATAGTTTCCAAATCGATCGATTTGGGTGAGATCGACCACACGGTTGGCATTCGCCAGTGCAAAGGAATAAGTATTGGTAAATGTCGCGTCAGCGGAAGGCGTCGCGTAATCATCCCATGTGCCGGTTGTCACCAAGCCATTTGCAATGAAAGCAATATCCACAGCCGGGGCACCTGTGCCGCCCTGATAGAAGCCGTGTGCTCGGTTATAGTCACCCGCCGCCACAATAATTTGCGATGCCACCGCTGCCGTGTTTGCAGCAACGATTGCGCCGCCAATGGTTTTCTTGGCCGCGCCGGGGGTGAGCCCGTTATTTGCGTCTGATCCAGTGCCCACGTTCACATAGAAGGTTGCAAGCGGGGATTTCCGTGCAACCGAGAAACGGTCAAAGAGAGCTTCCGGAGTAATGCCGACGTCGCCATAAGGCGCGCGCGGATCCCCATAATATGTCACGTCGGGTGTGAATTGGGAAAGCTGCCAAGCATTTACCCACGCAGCGGGCATAGAAATCGGTGCGCCGTTGAAAAACCTACGGCTGCTTGGTCTGTTCGAAAGTGTAATGGAGTCAGAAGCAGCCATTTGCCTATCCTCTTAAATGAACAGCGTGCCAGCCGCCGTTGTCAATGCCACGGTGCCGCCTTGCGGCGTGTTGAACAGCAAAGGAATGGGGACATAAACCCCGGCTGTCAGTGGAAGCGCACTAAGAAGCACGGTGCCATCTGCATCGGTGATTGTCATGGTCCCCGCGACGGTGGGTAGAAATCCCGAGATATGGATCCCGCCAACCCTAAACGACGCTCCCGCTGCCATCGCTTGCGGTCTATAATGTTCCTTGACCTGTGCCATTTCAAAAGACCCTTCCCGTAGGAATAAAGGCCCCGACCACAACGGGAGTGATCGGGGCCTATCAACCTTCGCCGGAGAACTAGCGAAGCGCGCCCAATAAATTAAGCGCCGTTGATGCGAGCGATGCGCATACGTTCACGAATATTCGCGTTCATAGCGACGTCGAACCGCACCTTATGTTCACCCGTGTTGAATGTGGAGTGCTGCCACATACGAACAGTCAACGGGATCTTCGAAAGGCGCCGACGCATCGACGTATCCGAAGCAGGCAGGATCAGCGGAACCGTATTCACCACGATTGATTCCTTCTGCAAAATCATGCGCGGTGAAAGGTTGGCGTTCGCAGCACCAAGGAAGGTAAGCTGCGCATTGTCGGCCGGAGCCGCTGTCACAGTAGCGTGAGCCTGGTTGATGTTGATATCGTCGCCAGCGCCCGAGCCGGGGACGATCATCGCCGGGAAAATCACCAAGGTGATGTTGCCAGCGCCGTCCGCTGTGGCGTCCGCAACAACCGTGTATTGCTGCAAGCGCGCAGGAACGACTGCTGCCTGCTTACGGTTGTCATAGGCGTTTGAGCCGGTGACAGTGAAAACTTCACCCGCCTTGACCGTGGCGCCCGCTGCAAGGCCGTCGCAGATAAGGTTCTGTGTCAGGCGACGGCCGTTGACCGTGCCCGCTTTGGCGACTGCCGAATAGTTGACGTTCTGGTTTGCGCCGTTCACCAAGCAGTTGGTCGCAACGCGCGTGCCGACCGTCAGCACCGGAAGCTGATTAGTAAACAGCGTCTTGACGCCATTCAATTCGCCCGAGAAACCCTTGCGATACGTCGAAGTTGAGAAATTGTCCGGAGCGGGCAGCTTCACAACCTGATCACCAAGGTTCTGCATGTCGAAATAGTTCATGACGTAGGACAGATTGTCATCGCCAACGCCATTTTCCTTCAACCGTGTATAGCCAGCAACAGCGTCCACCCAGTTATTGATCGCAGTGCCAGAGCCAGCGGTGCCGGTCCAATCAGCCGACGCAAGCGCGGCGGTCTGCAAAATGTAGGCGTCGATCTTTTCAGCCATTGACGTCGCGGCACCCAGGAGTGCCTTGCTTTCACGCGCGGCGCCAATCGACTTGATTTTGACAAAATCGCCCCACCCCATGTTCGCGTTGAACGTGCCGTCAACCGTGAACAGTTCGGAACCGAAAACAGTGCCGTCCGTGCCAGCGGTGAGATCCTTCACGCCGTTTGTGGTGCGCGTGATGTTGTAGCGCGGGGTGACTTGCTCAAGGATTTGGAGCCCGTTGCGGTCGTCCATTTCCCCATCATATTCGTTCCACGTCACGCATTCGGCGCTGACGAGATTATTCTGCAACACCATCGCAAAGGCGTTGAGAACCAATTTCTGTTGTTCAACAGTTACCGTGCCCATCGGGATAGTCCCTTCCTTGAAAAGTGGATCGGACTATCCCGATGCCACGAATTACCGACTACGTTTTGCGTCTGCTTCCCAGGCTTTCTCAAAATCATCGAGATTGTCTGTCGAGCCATTAATCTGCGTCCGGGAATTTGCCCCTCGCGCTGTATGCGTTGGCGGATCGCCTGCCTTGGGGATCTTGCGGCCGCTCTTGGCCTTGGAGATCTCCGTGTCGCGGTCCATTACGTATTTTAGCTGCTGATAAGGTGAGAGCTTTGCCACTCGGGCGGCTTCCGCCTTGTCCTGTGCCAGATCGTAAAGGATTTGCGCGCCATTTTCGGCATCGTGCGCTGCCTCAAAGGTTGGTTGAGAAAGATCCCAATCGCCCCGCATACCGGCTTCCACAACGCTTTCCTGATAATCATCGAAAAGCTCGGTGCCTTTGGCTGCGAGATTGTCAACCTTTGTGAGAAGTTCCCGCTGCTGCTGTTCTTGTGCTTGGCGGGTTTCTCTTTCCTGCTGACGTTGCAGGACCGATTCAGCTTTTTGGCTGGCCTTTTGATCAGCGAGCCATTCCAGCTTATCCTCGATGTAACGGTCATCAAGGTGCCCGAGTGGATATTTGTCGGTGTCGGTAGGATCCGGCGCCGCATTTCCAGTGTCAGGAGTAACACCAGTTTTTCCACCTTGCAAGAGCCTTTCGAGATTTTCTAGTCGTGTGGACAAATCGGGCGCCAAACGTGCTTCCGCTTCACGCGCACGCCGGAGCGCTTCTGCCTTTTCCCGCTTCAAGCGGTTAATCTGACTTTCCTTGGGATCCTTGGGCTCTTTCGGCTTTTTCTCGCCGTCGTCATCCCCTTCATCGCCTTCATTTTCGGCGTTTTCGTCGGCGGGTTTTTCTTCCTGATTTTCCTCCACAGGCGGCTTTTCCTGGGGCTTGTCGCCGCCAAGATTTGCTTCGCCTACTTCGACTTCGCCGGACGTTTCAAAAGCCGCGAATTCTGCATCCTGTGGATGGTCCGGAGCACGCAGATAGCGTCCAACAGCCCGTTCCGCCGCCGTCATTCGCAGCCGTGTTTTAATCGTCGTTACCATTTTCCTGTTCTCCATTCTTCCGGGATTGAAAATCCAAATTGCGCAAATCAAAGTCCCGGTCCTCGTGCGCAAGGGAGTTGTGCTGATCGAGCGTTTTCATCACTTGATCAAATTCAGTATTGTCTGCGTTTGTCAGGCGTTCCTCATTCTTACCCTCCACGTCAGATTGACGACTTTGGGCATCCAGCACAGCCTTATAGGCTTGCGCCAGTGCCAGATTTGCGCGGGCTTCATTATTCTTCGCCTTAGCGTTGAGATCCGCAATTGCCGCCTGTGCTTGTGCCGCTTCAACCTGTTGCTGCATCTGCTGCATCTGCTGATTGGCTTCCTGCATTTGCTGCATTTCAGGTGTCATTTCATCGGCCGGAACCATGCCCGGAGGCAGTTGCATCTTGAAGCGCCGTGCGAATTCGCCGGACTTGGGCCAATCCTGTGCTTCCGCGATAAGATCCATGACGCTCGCCGCCGTTTGCGGCGCAGCATTCACGAATGCCATCATTTGCTCGTTTGCAAGAGCCCGCTTGGTTTCTGTGGCCGGGCCAACGGAAACAGTCACGCCATATTTGCCCATCGTCACATCAGAATTCGGATCGCTCGGATCGTTGATCTTTTGCAGGATCATCTTGTCGTCACGGCCAATAATCGTGACGATCCGCTGCGTGTCATAAATATACGGAATAAGCTCATTGATGTTTTCCGCGCAGCGCGTGTCCGCGATTTTTGACCTATCGGTGTAGATGAAAGTTCCCACGTCGGAAACCATCTGGCGCTGCTGGATTGCGACCTTCGATACTTCGTTCGACGGCATCCCCAAGGCAGCTTCATGGATATTCGAAATATCCTTGAGATCCTGGGTTGCCATGCCTGCTTCGTTGACAAGCGCCGCGTCAATCCCCGGTGGCGGAATGTGAACAGGTGGGCTTTCCCCGTCATTGTAATAGAGGAAAGGATCGTCGCTAGACGGTGCCCGGCGCCATTTGGGCTCGTGTCCCTTGATCGCGTCCGGTGTCGTCAGCCATTTGTTGCGGGGAGCCGCCACAAGCTGTTCCGCGACGGTCGAGCGCCAATAGTTGTGCAGGCGTTGCGGATCCTTCAAAAAGCGGATCAAGCCCCAACGGTGGATCTTTTCGCC